GGAGACACCTCAGTTCATGAGGTCAGGACTCCTATACCGTGAACAGAAAGAGAACAATATCTTGACTCTCACTCTGGCGTGTTCTTTTTTGGTCCTCCTCGAAGCTCACCGGAGACAGGACATGGAAAGCCCTTGGACGTGGATTTATCCGCACCGAAATCCGAACCATGCTGATCTACGCGGGGTGTACCCTAACGAGGCGGAAGCGCGGGAATATAGGGGGTTGGTGCTAGTGCCATTTTACGATCCCCACCGAGGAAGTAACGTCTGGGGATGGTGGGAGCTGCGGCACAAGATTAGCAATGACTCGATCCTGTTCATCCGCGCAGATGGCGACGAGATGGCAGAAGAGTATGGGGCCAAGGTCGCTGAGATGGCGAACTGGGAGCACATGCGCAACGTTCCGGAGTGGACGTCTCCACCCCACTCATATGCGCTTATCGACTATTTGCGATCGACCTATCAGGTTTTCTATCAGCCCAACCACCAGGCGCTCTGGGAGAGGCCGGTTAGCGATGTCGAGAAAGTCGAGGACTGGGAAGAAGACGTGCCATACGCCGACAAAGCATGAGGGAAGATGACCCGTCCGAGCTAGACCATTAAGAATGCGCTTCGCGCCGTTGAGCAAAGTGCATCTGCAGCTTTGCTAACCCTTAGAGTTTGGCCCCTATCCGTAGTGAAAATCAAAGGGATCGAACGATGAAAGCGCTTGTCGCGGCAGTGGCCATTGCGGCCGCAATGATGGCTCCAGTCTCAGCGCAGACAGTCCAACACGACCAACATACCGGGGCCACTTTGGTCGCCTCGAAACGCGTGTCCGTGAAAGGTGGACTGTTCAGCAACCTAAATGCCTATGGCATTTGGTCGTCGCGCCAAGGATATGGAGTCGCCGTCGAATACATCGGCACCGGTGGTGGTTGGCACTTCTTTCAAGAAGCTTGGTCGTTTGGGAAGCAGTTCAAATTTACCCAGGCCAACGGAAATGTGATGGGTTGTGGCGCTGGTTGTACGCTGCAGGAGGGGGGCTTCATCCACATGACTGAAGCACAGTTCAAAAAGGCAGCGACCGAAGGGTTCGGGTTCAAACTGCTAGGTACCGGGGGCAGCGTCGAGGGAACCGTGCCAGCGTCCGCTTTCACCCAAGTCTTGTCTGCGTTGTAACGGAAGGGCGCGGCGTGGAACCTGGGCCAATTTCGGGGACCACGCTCACCAGCCCTTCTAATCGTCAGCGAGCGTCGAAGATGCGCTCGAGGCGCTGCATGCGCTGATCCATGGCGGTGATCATACTGCCCTGTCTGACCTGCTCGACGAGCGTTGCTGTAGTTGTCTCCAGGGTCTTCTCAACCGCCCTTAGCCGACCATCAAAGGTCGCCCACCCGATACTCATCGTTACGATGAGGCCGCCAAAGGTGATGACGTGGCCGAGGTTGATGGTGAAGTCGAATTTCGGTGCAGTCATCGGTCGGCTCCTCGGCAGGAATCCAGCTTCTGATAGTGGCGATCGAGCTCGACTGCCCAAGCATCGACGGCGCTATTGTGAGCGCCTTGTAGGGCGTCAACGGCGGCCGGCGGCGCAGGAGGCAGCACCGGGCAGCTACCGACCACGCGAGCGGCCGCGCAGCCGGTCATAAGCCCCGTCAGGATCAATAGGCCCAGCGTCGATACGATTGTATTCGTCTTGGAGCGCATCTCGCTTCCTCTGCTGTTCTGCTTCGATGTGTTGGACACCGGCACTCCTGCCCCGCATGAAGGCGATGCCAATTGCGACAATGACCGCGCCGGCGATGACGAGCGCGGTCTTGATCTTTCCCCAGATGCTAAACATCGCGCGGCCGCTGGAATGCCTTCGCTGCCATCCACGCAACGAACGCGCAGACGACGATCACCAGGGCGATCCCGAGGGCGAGTTGCACCGGACCATTGCCCTGCGCTATCGGCGCCGCAGCGCCAATGGCGGTGCCTGCAGCGGGCAAGATCACCTCGGGCTTCCTGATGAGGTCGGTGATGGTTTCCGGCTTGGGCTCGGTCTGGAAGGTCGGCGTGGCGACATTCTTCTTGGGGAAGTCGGAGCCATCGTTCCACCGGCGCGCAGGCCCAGTGTCGATGTGCATGAAGTTCGACTTCGGATAGTGCCCGAATCCGGTGAAGCCGACCGAACGGGCTGCCCTCTCGAACTCCCAAGGATCCTGATTGGTCATGACCACGTCGAACGCTTTGCCGAGACGGTGCTGGCTGTTCGTGGCGCCGCCGACTGCCTTGTTGTGGGCCGCCGATCGATATGCGCTCGTAATGAGCAGCGGCTTGCCGAGGACGGTCCGAAGCTTCTGCAGCTTGTCCATGCTGGCTTCATCGATCAGAAGCTCGCCCTCGCGCTTGCTGGCCAGTTCCTGCGGGGTGAAATTCGGCCAGCGCCAATCGCCCAGTGGGAAGTCCCGCCAGGTCTTGTAGACCTTGCTCATGGTGAGCTCCTATCGATGTTGGAAAAGAAAAGAGCCCCGCTCGCAGCGGGGCCTATTTGGCAGTATTCGGCCTAAAGCCTTCCATCTGCGGCTAGCACGTCCTACCTTGGTGGCAGGAGGAACGACCATGGAACGAGAATCTCAGATTCTGACGACCGAGGTGGAGTTCGAGGGCGAAAGCTACTCAGCAACCTATTATGTCGAGCACAACATCATCCACGCCCATATCGGGGGCCGGCTCATGTCTACCCCTGTTGCCCATGTGCCTGCTGAAAGAACGGTGCAAGCGCTCCTGCAGGGCCACCTTCTTCAGAGCCAGCGGAAACGCAACCAGCGGATTGACTGGAACCAGCTCTAACGTTGTGAAAATGCGGGCTGCAAGCCAGCCCGCGAAAACCCAAATCGTGATCCTCATCGAGGGAACCAGCCAAACCATCACCCGTTCGGGCTATGAGTGCTTGGTTCTGGTTCCTATGCTCTGCTGCTCCGAGCACTCGACCTCGCCTCTTGGCAGGTTGTCCCCTCAGAGCCTGTTTTCGCTGGCTGAACTATCAGGCTCTGCTCACTTGGCCCCGGTTGATTGACCGGGGCTTTTTCGTGCGTGGGAACCTTTTTACTCGCTCATGCATTTGTGAGCCCGAATGCCTGGGGTGGGTCTTGGGGCTCTGGGCATTCACTTGTCTGTCCACACGGCGCCATCACATTCCAGGATGGAGCTGAACACTGCCCTGGCTCTGCCGGGGCCTTTTTTTGGCAGCATTTGAGCTATCGGGAACCATAGCTGCGGTTAGACGTTCGCCCCCTGTCGAACGGGCCCGCTCCCCTGGTATTCCGCCAGAGGGCCCCAGACATTGGCCCCGGAGCATGAACCGGGGCCTTTTCCTTGCCAATTGACACTTTGCCAGCCCGACCATTTGTCGCCCGAGCGTCTGGTGCGGGGTGCGGGAGGCCCGCGCGTGTGTGCGGCCATCGCGCTTTGCCGTGATATCGGGAGTCTCACCCGCGAACATCTTTGATTAGTCAAGTTGAAAACTTGATCGAACTCGCGAGGGCCTCAACTTAGGATCATTTACTCTTGGAGCCAGAGAATAGTATCCACGCAGCCGGCCCGCAAATCTAGGGATCGGAGACGCCCCCTTGCGTGTATCTTTGAATAACCCGCCGAAGATTACCGGAGTTGAAGAAATTTCATTTCCCGCAAAAATAGCGGAAACAGAAATTATCTTGGAGATGACAAGATTTGATGCAGAGCAGCTTGCAGAAGCACTGGTTCGCCACTTGGAGGCAACCTTGTTACTAGGCGCACTCATCTCATCAGAACCGACGCTATAAACAATCTGGTTCCGTCACATTCGGTCACTGGCGCCGGAGCATGAACCCGCTGCTGGTCCTGGACGCTTCCGCGAAGCCGCCGCGTATCCCAATAGAGGAACGAAGGGCGGCTTTTTCTTTGCCTGATTGCAGTTGAGGCACGATGCACCTATGTTCGCTCCCGGCTCGCGCACACGCGGGCTGGGGCGTGGAAACCCCGCACAGAGCGGCCTGGACCGGCCGTATTAAGTCGTCTCTCAATTAGTCGGGGAGGCGCGTTTTGGCGTATGTCCAGGCCGTAAGGCTAAAGGCCCGCGCGAACCCACTCTGTGCGGTTTTTCCAACTCCCCGACGCGATCGGAGAGCACGCATGCGCATAGCTTTGACCAACCCGCCCAAGATCACCGACGACGGCGACATTTCGATCCCCGCCTCCGTTGATGGAAAGAACGATCAAATCGAGATGTCCCGCCACGATGCCGAGCAGTTGGCCGAGGCACTGCTTCGGCATTTTGCCAACGATGACAAAATCTCGGGCGGATCAAACGGCGCCACGTAGCGGCGGCCCCTTGGCGATGCGCGGCCCGGTGAACTGCTGATACGCACCCCAGCAGCGATGAAACCCCATGTAGTGAAGGTCGGGGCCGCAGAGATGCACGGTGTCGAAAGGGCGAAGGCTGTCGGCAGGCGCAAAGAACATATCGGCATGGTTGGCTGCCGTGGACTCGAGTGCGCCATTTAGGCTCGCCTGTGTTCCAACCAGCCCTTGGATGATGATTGGGGCGTCGGCGGCGAGAAGGCCATCCTCCCGAAAGCCCGCTATGGCGCTGAGGAACCCTGCTTCATATGCCGATGGGTTTGAGCCTAGAAGCGCATCCCCGTTGTTCCAGAGCAGGAAGTCGGCAGGCGGCGCACCCGAGGCCACATAGGCACTTTTGACCTTGACGTATCGCGAGCCCGACGGCGGCTGCATGTCGGCGATCACCAGTGAACTTTGCGCGACCACCACCAGACGCACGGCCTCCCCGATTTCACGCGCGAGACGGTCACAGAACCACGCCGCGGAATTGTTGCCGCCGCTGGCCCGCCAAGGGGCGCTGCCTGCGGCAGGCGATGCAATCCAAGCAGTCCCATCTGCCCCGCCGTCGTTCACATTGTTCCAGACTTGAACGAGGGGCGAGAGGGTCGCAAGGCTGGGACCGCCCACCCCTTCTCCGGCCATATTTGAACCGCCAACGGCAAGCCCGTACTTCATCAGAAATTCTCCGAGACTATAGCAAGACCAGGAGCGCCGGCAGCACCATTGCGGTGCGTAGCGTCCGTCGAGACCGGTCCGCCCGCACCAGAGCCATAACCCTTGCCGGGATAGCCATCTCCGCCGCCAATGGTTCGTCCGCCAGCGCCTAGGCGCGAATTGCCGCCAGCATTTGCAGAGAAATAGGTCGTGCCGGAGAGCCGGAGGCCGCGTTGCGAATTCTGTCCGGGCACGATCAAATCGCCCACGCCTGTGTCTGCCCCGTCGTTCTGGTTGGACGAGGTGACAGAAGTGCCCGCGGTGCAGATGCCGGTGACCGTGCCGCCAATTCCCCCCGCGGCTTCGCAATACCCGCCGATGGACGTTGTCCCGCCGTTTCCACCGGCCGTGGGGGAAGCAGCGCCGACTCCCGCCAACCCGGCCGCACCGATCGTGACGGGACAGGACACGAAGTCGAGCGTGCCGCCGCTGACATAGGCGCCGAAGCTCGTCGTATTGACGCCACTGAGTTGGAAGGTGTTCGTGGTTGCGCCGGCAACGGTATAGGTATTTCCGTTCAGGGAGGTCATCCCGACGACCCCAGCGATTTTGACAACCGTGCCGTTCTTGAAGCCATGGCCATTGCTGGTCACGACGCCAGGGTTCGCCTGCGAAATGCCGCTGATTGACCTCAGCGAGAAATCGAGATGCTTGTGGGCCTCGGCGCCAGCCGATCCAGCATTCCCCATGCCGACACTTGCTGCCGCTCCAGAACAACCAGAGCTGCCGCCACCGGGCCCCTGCGTGACAAGATCGACCGACTTCGCGCCAGGCGTTCGGGTGTAAATTCCGCTGCCGGTGAAATAGAGGGTCCGCGCAGAGCCGATGACGGGGTCGACGCTGATGACAGGCGACGTGGGAACGGAGAGGTCAATCTGGACGCCGGTGCCGGCGACCAGGTCGAGCGGCTGCGCGTCAGCAGAGATGACGGGGTTGGCAGGGTCCGTGTTGTCGATGGAGATACCGTCGCCCTCAACCAAGCTAACAATTGTCCCGGCGCCGTCATTGCCCTTTTGCGCCAGCAAGGCCCAATAGGCATTGCTTGTGGTTGGTAGCGTTGGCGGAGCGTTGCCAGTGGTCGGCTGGAGCGCGATCCAGGATGAGCCGTTTTCGCGGGCAACGTCGCCCTCGGCGTATGACGTTACGCCACTGTACGCACCTTTGAACGAGAAGCCCTCGCCGCGGAAGTCGACAGCATCGCCGATGGTGCCGGTCCAGGTGCCGTCCGCCTTGAGGTACTGCCCGACATTGTCTGTGGGAGGCACCCCCTCACCGCCAACATAGCCCGCCAGCTTTATGACCCTGCGAGCGCCATCGGCTTCGGCCACAAGCTGCGGCGACCATCCCTTCTGTCCTGTGTCGCCCTTGAACTCGACAGGTCCGATCCATGCGCCATATGCGCCGCTTTGCTTGGCCCAGATCACGCCATCGTCTTTGACGAGGACGCGATAGCCGGCGCGGAGTGGATTGGCAGGGCTTTCGAGCGCCAGTCGAGATGCATCATCTGCGACGATAATGTCGTACCAAGCCTTCACATCGCCAAGCTGCTCAAGAACCTTGCGGCTCTGCGCCGTCGAGCGCTCGATGATGCTCACATAACGAACTTCATAGGACTCTTCAGCGGCAGCGGCGCCGGGCCATGGATAGGCGAGAACGATCTGGCCGTCTGCGTTGACGCTTTCGACACGCTGGGGAGGCACGAGCGGTTGCGACGGAAGGAAGAACAAGTCGTCGCCCCAGACGTTGTCAGTCCAAGTTGCGCCGGTTGGTGTGACGACAGTGCCACCGGCAGCGACAGACGCCCTTCCGACCGCATAGCGGCCAGGTAGAAGATTATCGGTCATGATGTTTCCGTGTTTAGCTTCGCCGCCCGAACCGTCCACGGACGGTCAGTGCATAGGTGGAAGAATAGTTGGTAGGATCGTCATAGGCGGCCGCTGCAGCCCCGCCATAGCGCCGGGCATTGCCAAAACCAGCGACCTCCCCAGGCCCGAAGAGACCCGAGCCAGTAGTGGCCTCAGACTTGTTGTAGGGACTCTCATCGCGCCAAAAGACCGGCAGGGCCGCAACACCCGATGCTGAGACATTTTCGACGCCACTTCGGGTGTGGTTTGGCGGAATTGATGTGTTGGACACGGCGACGGGAACATTGCCCTGCTGTCCGAAATTTCCAGCCGCAGGGCCGACTGAGTGCTCCAGGATAGCCACCAGGCGTCCGCCTGTCGTTTCGATCACCTCGTCGCTACCGGCGATATCGATGGTCAGCGCGCGGGAAAAGCCCATCACCTGCTCGACCATCATTGACCCAGCGATCTGGACGCCATCTGCCAAAACAGGAAACGGCGAGATCGTTTGGCCAAGCCAGGTATGGCTTGGTGAGGCCGTACGGACTAGTGAGATCCGACCAATAAAAAGATCAGCCCCTTTTGGCGCGGCGCCCAGGTCTACGGTCTGGGTCCATTCCTGCGGTCGAGCCCCCACGGCCGTTCGGCAAGCAACGCCTATATGATAGTTATCACCTGGCGCGCGAGTGGTCGTGTACTGCCAGGTATACAGCTGGTTCTTGGCAGCATCCGGGAAAGTGATGCTGGCGCTGAAGACCCTAGCCGCAGTCAGAAACTGCAGCAAAGTGCCCCCGGTAGTAGCAACGCGACGGTCACCGTAGCGGATGACCATCTGCCCCCCCTCGTAAGAGAAGCCCCCGCTCATGGCGCTTGCACCATAACCACAGGATCTCCAAGGAAGGTGCCGTCGTAGCTGCCCGCGGGCCCGTAGTTCGGCGTCCCGCCGCCGAACGCAACCCTAAAGCTCGCTGGAACAATGTCGCGGATGGAGCCACCTGCGCCCACCGAGCGTGGTGCCCCGTTCTGAAGGTCAATTGTCCGGCCGAGGGGGATGCCGAACGGGCTACCGCCCGAGACCACCTGTAGATAACGGCGATCCGACCTGAACTTTTCAAAGCCCATGCGGACCAGACCGCTGACAGGATTGAAATCATAAAGCACCGTGCCCGTGGGAGGTGGCGGCTGCTTGAGCACCACGAGCGAGTAATTTGCAGTCAGTCCACCCATGGCGTTTGAAGTCTGTATCCCAGTCTCATAAAGCCTGATCTGGGTTGCCGTGGCATAGGCGGTGACGCTTCGAGCCCGACCGTCCGCGCTATCGAATTGGATAGGAAAGCCGGGGTGCACGGTGGTTGCGCCGAACACGCAGAAGAAATCGGGCACATAGCCCAAATTGTGCTGCAGCATCAGATGATCGACCATATGTGAGCCATACACCCGACTGCCGTTGACCCCGGCTACACCGCCGCCGCTACCAGACCCCGCTGGTATGGTCGGATGGGTAATCGACACACTCTGAGGGCCGATCGCCACTTCCATCGGATCAAGGTCCGAATGGAAGAAGACGTGCTGCAGGTTGTTTGCCGGATCCGCGAGCGGCGCATTGCACGGGGCGGAAGGACTATCGGGGTCGCCAACACTGGTCGGCACCTCATAAATCGCAACCCGCCCGCTCGCAGGATCGAGAAACCGACGAATGGTCATACAGCGTCATTCCTCATTGCACCTGTGACCCAGTTGATCATCACTGCATTGTTGGCGGAGCGTTGCACACCGTCCTCATCGAGGATGACCAGCGGAACCCCGCCCGATGTGAAGAACACCGTCTGGCCAGCCATGAAGCCAATGCGACCGGGCTTGGTGGGGTCTTCCGGCAGGTCGAGGAACATGTTCACCTGACGCTCGGCCCCGCCTGTCTCGCGAAGCTGGATAACGTAGCGAGCCGAAAACCCTGACGGCGCCGCCGAGACATCCCAGCGGACATTGATCTCGGCCGAACTGCCCCCCATTGCCGCGCGCAACTGCTGGATGGCAATGCCGAGCGCGCTGTCCCCTTCGGGATCCAGGGCAACCTCGATGATCTCGGTGAAGCTGGCCTGTAGTCCTTCCAACTCGACCTGCACTTCCCGAAACAGGCTTTCCCGCTTGGTGAAGTTCTCTCGGTCAACTTCTTCGAGCAACGTGCCGATGCGCTTGTAGGCCTCGATCAACCGCCGGTTTGTGCCGATCTGCGCGATCACGTCCTTCGCAAGATTGGAAATATCGACGACATCGGGCGACAGCTTCACGTTCGCGATCGTCACCGGCATCCATGCGCTGGCGACAGTTGGCCGGCCCGAATACGGCAGGTATTCAAGCTGCACTTCAAGCACCTGGCCACTGAGTTCGATGGACACAGGAATACGGGCCGCACCCGTCAATAGATCTGGCTTGGGCACAAGGACTGTGTAAGGCAGCGTGCCGTCCGGTCGCTGATGCGAGACGCGGACGAACTGCACGTCTACAGCCACAGATGGAGCCGACCAGAAGACATCGTATGCCAGCGTTCCCGGCACAGGAACAACCGACGGGCCCGATACCTCCTGCGGCGCCGGCCGAATCGTGACCATCGGGGCGACGGCATATGGCCGTTCATCACTCCCCGGAGACCAGTCATAGTCCTCAGGATCGTTCTCGCGCAGACTGGCGAACTGGATCAGGTCGGACCCGCCCCCGATCTCGTCGACTTCGAACTCCTTCGCAACATAACCAGCCTCGGCCGACGTCCACGACACGGTATCGAGAGCTTCGATCAGCCAGGCGATCGGCGGCAGATAAAGCGCGTGGGTATCGAAGCGCCGGCTATTCTTCAGCGCCGCCTGCACCAGCCGTTGGCCGGTCGTGTTTGAATGCGTCCACGGTAGATCGAACGGCATGGGCAAGGTCCGGCCACGATCCGACGCGACCAGGACAGAATCCTTGTATTGCGGGCCCGGCTTGTTCGCCCAGCGCTCGACGGGCTCCGAATAGGTCCAGTTGACCGTGTTGAAGGTCTCGCCGATACCCTTGAACGGTGCCCAGCCGTGTTCGCGCGTGACGACGATATCCTCGTCGGTGAAATGCATCACCGGAACGCCGGGCGCGCCGACGCGGATCTTGTAGATGCCGCCGCCTTCCGCGATCTTGGCCGATGCCGACTTCATCAGTTCGTTGAGGACGGAGGCAGCATCGATCTCCGACACGTCCACTATGCCGCCGCCGTGAAACTGCGGCTCGGTGCCGCCTTCCTTCAGTGCGATAGCAAGGTCACAGGCATTCATCGCCGCCATCCACGAAGCGGCCGGCAGGCGGAACGCGGGCCAGTTCTGGCCGCCAAAGACCCACTCGCCGCCATAGCTGATGCCTCGGGCGACATTGTAGGCCTGCACCATCAGGTTCGAGGACGGCTCATAGGTCGAATAATCGCCCCAGCGATGGCCACCGACGCCGCCAGCAGTCGAATCCTTGCGGAGGTCGTACTGCAGGATGGAGTCGGGCTCAGCGAGCACACGCGCAGGGCTGGAAAGCAAATCCTGATCATCCGGACCAGGGCGGCGCGTGGTGACAATGAAATAGGCCACACCGCGCCCGACCATGTCATCGCCATAGGGATAGACCGGATGGCCGCCGAACTTCGCGCGCAGATAAGGATCAGTGCTCAGTTGCACGCCGCGGTAGTGCTTGATCCAGACATGATCAACGCCGTTGCGGCGGAAATCGAGCACTGGATAGCCGAGGGTAGCATCATAGGCACCGAATACGGCGCGCTGATCATTCACCCAGAAGCCCTTCCAACCGGCAATGGGGAGATCGGATGCTGCGAAGGCCTCGACAAAGTAGGCGTTCGGCGCCTCCCCAGGATTTCCCCACGAACCGTGATAGAATTTCGTACCCGAGGTAGCAGAAGGCCCGAGCGGGAACGAAAATGGCCCATCGCCGCCAAGCCGTACATTGAGTTGCGTGCCGTTGGTGCGCTGCGCCTGTTTCGAGCCGAACAGACCCTTGATCACCCCACCAATCAGCATCGAGCCGATGCCGACGACGATGCCACCAAGCGGCGTGGCCATGAAGGCGGCAATACCGGCGACGATCGGGCCCGCATGGGCAGGCGCTGTCGCCGCCAGCAGCAACGCTGTGGCGTGGAAAAGAACCAGGGCTAGTCTGATCATCAGCTCGTCAGTCTCTCGCCAACGGCAAAGGCCCGGTCGGCATCCAGCAGGTTGAGGACACGAACACCATCCTCCCCACGGACGAGGATGGTTTCGCCATTGACGATGCCCAGAGCGAAGCCAAAAGCGTCGTCTGTCTTGATGGCGGCGATATCGCCAATGACGGCGCGACTGGGGTGGATTTCAGGAAGGAACCGAGCCACCAAATCAGCAAGGTTCTCGACCTTTTGGCCACGCAGAAACGCCAATGCGCCCTGCGCGGTCTTGTAGCGGGGCTTGAGCCCAGCGGCGGGGTTCTGGCCGGTCACAGCCAACACCGCCCGTCCTGCCCAGTCGAGGCCGCAATCGCTCGCGCCCCAGACCAGTGGCGCGCGGCGTACTTCTTCAACGGCCCGGATCAGGCGGCTATGCCAGTCCGGCAGCCGTTTCAATGTCACTGGCCCCATGGCACGTTCACCTCGCTGATGATGCTGAGATACTTGTAGAGGCCGTCGCCGCTGCGCTGGTTCTGCACCACATGGGCCCGGCGAAGCGGGTTGATGTTCGTCAGTTCGACCGAATGGCTGAGACAGCTGAGCGTTACGCCGCCCTCGGACCCCGGCGCGGGCCGGACATCGTTCGGCTCGTTGATGAAACCCATGTAGTCAACGACCGGATTGGCCGCGAAGAGGTGCGAGGCTGGGTCGAGGATGCCGACGTGGAACTCGATCGGCGCCATGCGCAGATCATACCCGCGCACCATCAACTCGACCTCTGGATGGGCCATGGACAAGGTGATGGTCTTGTTCTTGTATTCGAGCCCGCTGCGACGCGTAGTCTTGCCCACGCGGATGATCGACCCGTCGCCGACAAAATCACGGCTGACGACTGCGCCGGTTTCGCCGCTCACCACATTGATCGCGTAGGTGTCGAGGCCCGACCAGAAGCAGAACATTCGCTCAGCGCCGGTCGAGCGATGCTTGCCGACGATCGACACAAGGTCGCGTTGGATTATGCCGTTTCGTGGCGCATTGGCCAGGAAGTCGGCGGTGACGTTATCAACGCTGCGCATCAGACGACCTTCTCGATGAACTCGATGCTCATGCCGTCATGAAAGACGGCGCGCGATGTGCCGGCGCTATGGGCCACGCGCATCATCTTCAGGGCTGGTTTCTTGAGGTTCACCACAGCCGCAGTCGTTACCGCCGGACGCACATGTTGGTAAACAGCGAGAGCCGCCATCACCCCTGCCCCGTTTGCCGTGCCGAATTCGCTGACCTCAACTATCTGCCTGCGGAGCGGGTCGCCGCCGTATTGGAGTTCGATCTTGTCGCCTGGGCGAAGCTGGTAATTGGCAGGAAAGCCTGAGAGCGCCAAGGTGTCGCGATTGGCACCAATGACTGTGATCGCGACGGCGTTGGCCCCGAGGATAGTCCCGTCTGGGTCGTAAGCCGGGTATCGGGCGATCGGGTCGTAGACCAAAGCGAAGCGACCAACCGGCACCAGCGAGTTCAGCAGTGCCCGCGTTTGCCGAGCACCGCCATAATAGTCCGTGGCGATCGTGAGCTTTGCGGTCCAAAGGTCCGGGGCCACGTCCGTTTGGAGTATTTGCCCCGACCCCTGCCCATCGATCTGCCGAGATTCCCGTACCGACCAGTCGAAATCGGTTATCCGTAGCTTGTCCATGAAGTCGGCAAGCGGACGGGGATTTAGAAGGGTCATCCAGTGTACCCCTTCCAACGATTGCTGCCGATATCTCGGATGCGGTTCGCCATGCCGTCGTTGTAGGAGTTCACGCGGATATCGGCTTCTTCACCGGCGACCTGACGAACAAGCGGGACGATGTTGCCGCCCTCATCCACTGAGATCGAGACTTCGATCTGCACCTTCTGCGGGGCATTTGAGTTTGCGGCCATGGCCATGGACTGCTGGTGAGGATAGACCTGCGACCCGCGCGGAAGGTTTACCAGTTCGGGACCACGTTCCCCCACCCAGGCCAGCCCGCCGGGCGCAGAGCTCGTTCCGTTGGCAAAGCCCGGAATGCCGAAGATGCCAGGGCGCCCAAAGCCTCCCGCAACGCCCCAGCCGCCACCGAGGCTATTGCCGCCACGTCCTCCCATGATCCCACCAAAGATCATGTCCCAAATGCCCATCGCGGCATTCTCGAGGGCCTTGTCAGCGATTTTCTGGAGCGCATTCGCACCGGCGAGGCCAATCCCTTCCCAAACCGATCGGGCCACATCACCGATATTCTGCCACTCGCTGGCCTGCTCACGGAGGTGATTGGTGACGTCGGAGAAGAAGCCAGTTGTAAGCCCTGCCCCCAAATTGTAGATCTCGGTGACGCGGCGAGTTGCCTCTTCGACGGCCGCCATCTGGGCAGCAAGGTCCATAAGCTCATTTTTCTGGCCGCCGGACAGCTTGATATTGTCGTTGGCGGCCCGATTGAGCAGATCCTGTTCATGGCGCATTCGGGACGCCGCTTCCGAGGTCACGAACAATGCCCGCTGCTCCAACTCCTGAGCTGCGATGTATTGCTGCGACTCCCTGACCAGATCGCGGTAGGCGTCCCGTAGCTTTTCCTGCTCGCGCGCACCCTTGCGGCCTGACCGTTCGTTCGCAACGGCTTCAGCGGCGTTGATGCTCCCTAGGACGCGCTCATAGTCGTTCGCAAGCGCAGTGAGCTCGCTCATGCTCTGGGCGCTCTCCTGTGCGGCCTGAGAGCGCAGTTTCAGTTCTTCGCGCGCACGGGTGAACTGGTCGCGAGGATCCATATAGAGCGAGTTGATATCCGCCATAGCGTCGGCGAAGACGTTCGACATGGAGATGCGGATTTGGATGTCGCGATCGAGCGCATCAAGTGCCGCTCCTGTTGCCAGAGCCTCGCTCTTCAAGCCAAGAAGCTGCGTGATAAGGACGCCGGCATCACTGGCCATGTCTTTCAACCCGTCGTCATCAGTGGAGTTGAAAAGTTCTTGCGCCGCAGTAGCGGCCGCGTCCAATTGGGCGCGGGTGGAGCTAGCGTCAACTCCAAGCGTCCGCAACATTTCGATCTGCTTGATGGCCTGATCGACGGCGGGGGCCTCCTCGCCGGTGGACTGACTGATGCTGCGAATTTGTTCGAAGAACGAAATGCTTTCGGCCAGGGCAATATTGTTCCGAGTTATTCGATCATTCAAATCCTTCGCTGCCTTTTCCTGCTCGCGCAGACTGGCGTTGAGGTCCGACATGACCACGCCCTGCGGCAACTTCGCGGCAGCCTCGAAAACCGAAGCCACGATGCCCTTGGCGCGCGCATAACCGGTAAGTACGCGCTCAAACTTCTCCTGATTGGATTCGAGCGCCTGTGTTGCCTTGTCTGCCTCACCACCCATGTTCATGAACGCCTGAACGCCGGCAGCGCCAAGGCCGATGGTCAAGATCGTGGCGACGTTGAGCGGGTTCAGCATCATGCCGATGGCGCTCGTGAGGCCCTGAACAATGGCCTTGCCGCCGCCCATCTGCGAGAAAATGCCGCCGACCTGCAAACCTTGCTGGAGCGCCAGGGTCTTCGGGTCTTGCCCGAGCAGCGCCATCATGGCGATGTCCTGACCTTGGTACATCAGGTTGACTGCGTTGGCCCTCTGCGCGCCGCTTGCCCTGGATGCAGCATTGTTGTTCTGCATGGCCGCAGTGTTGGTGTTGATCGCCGCAGTTGCCGCTTCGTATGCCGATTGCTCTCGCATGAGGGCATCCGTCGCCTCACGTGACGAAATCGCGCCCACGCGCTGCGCATGGCTGATTTCATCGGTAACAGCCCTGAATCGCTGCTGGGCTGCGAACATCGGATTAAACTTCGCGCGCAGATCATCCATCTCCCGGCCGTAAGCCTTAATGTCATCCGCCCGAAGGTCCGTCATCGACAGCTTTGCCATGTGCTGAGTGATGTGCTGGGCCTGCATCGCTGCGCGTGCGGCGATAGCGTCAAAGCCCCTTAGGTTGGTCGTGGCTTGAGCGACGGTTGCGGCGTAGTCGCGCGCCTCCTTGTTGCCCTTGGCATGAAACAGCTTTCCGGCCGCAATTTCCGCGCGCTGCGCCGAGGCCGAGAACTTATCGAGCTCGCTTGTTGTGGCGGTGACACTGCCGTCACGACGCACCGAGACGCCAAGGCTTGCGAAGTCCATGGGTTGCCTGCCTTTCGGGGCATGGGGTAGCGTCCCCCACGAACACGGGGGGGCAACATGCCAAAAATTTCGATGATTGCATGCGCTGCAATTTTTGCGAGCTTGCTGGGAACTTACGCACCACTGGCGGCGGAACAGAAGGACCCTGTGGCCTTCTGTGGGACCATGGGTGAGCTGGCTGAGGCCATCATGACAATTCGCCAATCAGGCGTGCCAATGTCGAAGGCTATGGGTGTCGCCACAGCGAGTGACAAACTGGCCGAAGTAGCTTCCAAACTTATTCTGGAGGCTTACGACAAACCGCAGTACAGCGCGGCTGAAAATCGACAGGACGCCGCATCGAGATTCCGAAATGACTTCGAGGTCGAGTGCTTCAAAAGCATGATGTCTAATTGAGATAGAGCGCCCCGTAGGGCGCTCCTATTTCATGCGGCCTCGATCACCTTGCCGATCACCACACAGGCAACTGATGCTCGACCATCTTTCGCCTCAGGATGGTCAGTGATGTCGTAGTAAGCGCCGCGCGGTCCCGTGCACCAGAATTTCAGGCCGTTCCAGGGCTTCTCAATCCCAATTGACCCATCGCCACGAACGACAACACATGATTCCTTGCCGTTTAGGTGCTTGAAGTTCAGCTCGATCAAGACGATTTCGCCATCAATGGTAATTGCGCCGGCCGCGGGAGACGCTGGCTGGAACTCGTTGGTGTGAGAACGGCGAAGCGGAAGGTTTCTTTCGGTTGCGAGGGCGCCCATCATGCCGCCCTCTTGTCGAGGTACGCGCGCAGGCGAGTGGTAACTTCCGGCTCGTGCTTTGGCGCCGTCAGCCGAAGTGCCTTCTGCCCAGTCTTTTCGTCCACCCAGCGCTTGATGAGTCCGCGACCTTCAAGATCGAGCCATTCACGCGCAGCATGGGTCGGAAAAACCATCGCCCGGACCCGTCCGAGACGCGTAACCGGAACAGTGATGTTCCGGACGGCGCAGAAGCGCACCATATGCGCCGACACCTTCGAAGAGATACCACGCGGATATTTTTCGCTCACGCCCGACAGGTGGCAGACTTCGCCAGAGGTAAGGCCGTCTGCAATGCTGAGATTGTGTTCTGCGACATAGCCCGCGACGAGTTGCGGCATGACTTCCGTAAGCTGCGAGTGGACCACGCTCTTGACGATGCCGCCGAAGACCTTGCGAACTTCGTCATCCATGACCATCGGCGCGGCCACGACAGGCTTGCCCTCCATGCGCTCCCGCACCACCTGATTGCACCACATGTGGAAGTCGTGGTTCAGGTACTTGGCATAGGCCAAACCAACCTGCCAGTGAGCAAAAGTTCCAGGCGACCTACCACCATTGGCAACGCGGAAAAGTTCACTGTCGGATTTTCCGATAGTGAGTTCGACGTGCTCAACGAAGGACTTTGTGCTTGGGAGCGCACGCCATTTTGCTGGCGCCTGCTGCGAGTCGCTGCCCGAGGCCTTCCACATGTCAGTGAGGGAAAGCATGTCGCCCTTGTCGCGGATAATCTCGCCCTTGTACACAAGCGGGGTAGTCGTGATAGAATTGTTCATCCGATGGCTCCCTATAAGCCGTTGGTGGAATTGGAGCCCTGCAAGGCCCTGGTTCTGGTGACAGCGACGGGGGCTGTGTCGGCAAAACCTTCCCCCGTCGCTGCCTGCATCCGCACACGTATGAGGCGGATTATCTCGTCATTTTGAGACGTGAAATTCTTCTTAGCCTGCTCAACCACCCAAGCGTGCAGCTCTTGCGGCAACCTCAGTGTGAGACTCGACCTACGCTCGTGTTTCATGTACCTCTCGCTTTGACGTCTGATTGACGCCACGAGATTAACAGACGTCATTATGACGTCAAGCACCAAAATGACGTCAAATGAACAAAGATGCAGAAGTCGTTCGTACCAGCCTTCGTTTGCACAAGCCGCTCTATGACCGGCTGTCCGCATCCGCTGAGGAGCATGGCATGACAATGCATGCCGAAATTTTGGCGAGGCTTGAGGACTCGTTCGCGGCAAATCGAGGAGCGGCGGAGGCTCTGGATCTGGCGCTGAAAACCCTTGAGCAGCAGAACGCCGAAAGTCGCAGAGTACTTTTGGAAGAGCGCGCAATGCTCTCCCAGGTGAAACTGATGCGTCACCTCCTAGATCAAGTTGCCCTTTCGCGTGGCGTTCTCGACAAAGATCTCTGGATCACAATCGCAATGCTAAGCGGTCGAGACATAGAAGGCGCCGAGCCTGAAGGCGATCTGGCAACCCTGTTACAAGCGACAGTTGATGCGATCGACGCAGCCGAAGAGGCAAAAGACGACGCCGCCCCTCCAAAGGGCGACTGACTCGACTCCCTCAGCCCATTTTGCTTTGATCCCCTGGCGAGTTGGGGGGCTCAATTGGGATTTCGTTTCAGAAAGTCATTCAAGATCGCGCCGGGCATTCGGCTAAACTTGAACTCCAAGAGCACCAGCGTTCGGATTGGACCTAAAGGCCTTGGTTACACAATCAGCTCTACCGGCAAGAAGAGGGTAACAGCCTCGCTACCAGGTACAGGGCTTTCGTATTCTGAGGTTATTTCGCCAGCCAGCAGAACGCTGATTGCCTCGCCCCCTTCCGAGCAAGTGGCCAAACCTCGCAAGAAGATCAACTTCTGGCCTGCCCTGCTGGTGTTCTTTGGGCTGATTTTCATCATCAACTTGTTCGGGAACAACGGATCATCGGCCAGCAGAAACGCTGCTGCAGCACAGCGGCCGCCTCCGGCCATAACTACCTCAACACCTGCTGTCGCCCCAGCAGCCGTTACGGTGAAACCAGCCACACAAACCGCAATCGAAATGCGGTACGTGACTGCATCCTCTCTCAACGTCCGATCTTCTCCAGGCACTGCTGGCGCCATTCTTGAGAAAGTCACCATCGGCCAGAGGGTGACCATATTCGAGAGAGGCTCAGGCTGGCTCTTAGTTCAGACGCCCTCCGGCGCAAGGGGCTGGGTCAGCGAACAGTATACTGCGACCTCCCGCCCTGCCCCGGCCATTTCCACCCCGGCACCACTGATGCAGACCAACACGGCTCAGGCGTCGGGGCTTTCCTGTTCTCCACGCCGCACATGTTCGCAGATCGCGAGTTGTTCAGCGGCTCGCTGGTATCTTGCAAACTGCTCGTGGGGCGGACGACTGGATCGTGACAACGATGGACGCCCTTGCGAGGCCATGTGTTAGGCAGACTGCGCGACAATGGCACAGTAGAGAAGCCCGGGTAGAAAAGGCGTTCCGGAGGCCGCCTCTGGAATGGAAGCCGGCCTAACAGGGACTTCTTATTCCCTCCGCTGGTCAGGCTCCACGACGCTACCATCTTTGTCGAGCAGCACAGGCGCCACCGCGTAAAGCCGATCGATCAGATAGTACAGGCCGTGACACGTAGTGGCGACCATGTGTGCAAGCACAATGTTGATCAAGAAAAGGACCGCGAAACCTGTGTACCGTGCTGCTTCCAGACCCATCCAGCTGATCGCCATAGGCTTGGCAGTGTCAACTACCACTACGAGCACAATGGCACCTAACGATAAGCAGAGCGCGACAAATGCCAGGTAACCGAACATCGCGCAGACGTATTGGCGCCTCGTTAGATCACTGGGTTCTTCCTCTCCACGCTTATGTTCTCGGATAGGGCCTACAGCGATTGGATCGTCTAGCGTTGACCCAGCATGAACAAAGCTAGCCACTCCGACTAACGCCGCCACATAAAAGCCGGTCAGGACGCCAGTGAACGCGCTAAACCTGTCGAGAAAACCCGAGTCGCCAAAGTAGTTCCCGCCACCTAGCCAAAACGGAACACTTAGAATGATGGCTAGAGCCAGCACCCCGAGCCAGTCGCGGAGGAAAAGAGGAACCCCGCTCTCGTCCTTCAGAAGCAGATATCGCAAGGGAAACAGGAATACATTCACCACATCACCCCTTCTTAAATGACGCCTCGACGGCCCCCTTTAACTTCTGAACAACCTCTGGCGACGGCGCCAAAGAGCAGGTGGCCAGAGGTTTAGCTAAAGAAATCAGCTCGGACTTCACGAAGAGGACCTCCTTCGCCTCATCTTCTCGGTCCAACTGCACAGTCCTCTGCCGATCGTTCTCTAAGCCAATGTCGACGCTAAAATCTTCCCAACCGGCGAGCTTCGCCGCGCGCAAAAGCTTCCCAACCTGCGTCTTCCACCCCCCACTCGTGACCTCGCCCACGACTTGGAGCTTCATAGTTTCACGAACTGGCTTAAACAGACCGTCCGAATCCACAAACGGCGCTTTGGCGGGCCTGCTAAGTGTAACAAAACCCAGCCTTCCCTTCTTGAGGGCATTCGTCAACGTCTCCGACTTCAAGCCTTCGGGCCGGAACACGCTGTAAGTATCAACCTTCTGTTTCCCGCGCAGAAAATCGTAGGAATAATCCTTCAGCGCCGCACCTATTATGTGTCGAACGCTGCCCATTGCTATGCCCGGAATTTCCTCCAGGGCAGACCGATAAATGCCGGGCCCGTGCGCCGCATGACGTACCACTAACAACGCCGAGACAGATTGCTCCTCATCCGGCGCCTTAGTCGACTGACGAAGCGTCACTTTCTTGCCAGCCGCTGCACGCGCCTTTTTTCTATAACTAGGGTCCGCCGCGTTCGGGCTCGCCCGATGAAATAGCAACACAAGGCATTGGTTCATCTCTTGGACACTCATCAATTCGATGACATCGCCGTTTTGCTGAACGACCAACGCCTTCTCAGAATCAATGTGTTTTTGCAGTGCGTCGAGTACCGAGAAATTCTTCGACCCTCCCGTCAACGGAAGAAACGCCGCCCCCTTGTGGCGCGGTGAGAACCTCAGGTCATACAGGCGCAAGAAGCGCGAATGCTTTTCAAGAAACAAACCATCCCCCCAAGTACTGAGGGAAAAAGCAATCCGAATCTCTTGAGAGTCAATACTTAAGGCGAAAGAGCGCACTTTTGGCGCACCCACTGTCTCGACTCCTATTTCCGAATCTTATCCTCTCGATGGGCAAAGAAATCGGAGGGGATTGTGAAGTTCAAAGGTCAGCTTACAGGCGGGTATTCGCCCGAAACCAAAACACTTCGGATAGAAGGCAAGACGACGGCGGGGGTCAATTCTAAGGTTGAAATCCCAATGGAAAGCCCTGCCAGCTTCTTCGTGTTTTTGGGCTCGCTTTTCCGTGAAGCGGAGAACCCAGCAGCGCCTATGACGTCGGAGTTAATGCCCATGCGTGGGCTAAGCATGGGAATCGCTCGAAGTATGACTACTCAGAACCCTGTCGCCGTAATCTTCGACGTTTCGGTAGCGGGGTTCCATGTAAAGTTTGGGGCAACGGTCGAGCATCTGGAAAAGTCAACGATTGAAACCATTGAACATAAACTCGCTGAGCTATCCCTGCTAATGGCCCAAGTTGAGGGGGCTGCTCGCAACTGAATGTGGGGCGCACCTCAATCTCCATAAAAATGGGCGGCCTCAAGCCGCCCCCACTTCATTGCCGCCCTGAAGGCGTCTCTTGCTGGGTTATCCGAAAACCGCGTCGAAAAGCTCAGGGGTCAGTTCTCGCCCGGCCTGTTCGTTCTGGGCTCTCTTGACCCAGCCGATAGCCTCGAACATGTCGATGCGACCATCTTGAGCGACAAGGATAGCGTTCACATCGGACGCAATCGCCTGCTCTTCGGTCCATCCGAGCCAGCCAAGAGCGATCCTCGCCAGCTCGTCATAGAACTCAGAGATGGTTACGCGTTCTGAGGGTCCGCGTCTTCCTCTCCTCCAGCGCTCTGGTCAGGTCGCCGGCCGCCATTGGCGAGGATACCGATGAACTCGATCACCGGCCCAGCCATCTCGGCTACGCCAGAACGCCACACAGCCTCTGCAATGTCCTGGGACTTGCGATCAAGGCCCATTGCGATCACGGCTGTGACCGCATCGAGATCGAACTTGGCGACCTCATTGACCAGCTCGGAAAACCCGCCAGAGCGGCGGGAGAGCGCTTGCGCAGCCTTCAGTGTTGGACGAAGGGTTTCGGTCTTGCCGTCGAGTGTGATGTCCACATTGCCAGCGCCGAGTTTTGCTTTCGATGCCATGGGTTACGCGCCTCCCACCGGGCCGCCGGTGGCCGCAGCCGCCACGCGCACCGTGTTCTTGAACTTGACCAGATCGACGGTCATCATGCCCATGGTGTTGGCTTCGCCACCCTGCTCGTTCGGCTCCTTCACATAGGCTGCGAACAGACGAAGCGAGCCATGCGCAGCGGCACCAACAGGAGCATCGGGGAATTCGATCAGGAAGGCGCGCAGGCGCTTGTCGCCGGCAGCGGCGTAGAGGGCAATCTGGCCAGGGTCGGCCGGGAGCACCCCGAAGGTATTCGACATAACGCCGGGATTTTTTGTTCCCATTTGGACGTCATCATAGTCTTCGTTGATGAATGCCTGAGTGATGGTTGCCTGATCGCCGCCAAGAGCGCCCGCAGTGCTCCACTTGCCGATCTGCCCCCAATCCTCGTCCGTGATATCGGGAAAGTCGGCAGCAGTGAGCAGCCCCGTTGCGGGCGGCACGAGCACGTCTGCGTGCATGTAGATTTTCCGGCCAGCGACCGGGAACGACTGGGACATGATGGTCTCCATGAAAAAGCCCGCCGTGTTAGGGCGGGCGGGTCAACCGGGAAGTCCGGAAAGGCTAGGCGTAGGCTTCCAGTTCAATGACGACTGGCACCTGATGATGGGTTTCGGTGAAAACGGCCAAGACGGACGGCGCCTTGATCACGCGAACATTGGCGTCTTGAAAGGAAAAACGTAGATCGGCGGGAAAATGCCGCGCCACCTGCCCCGCCACTTCGACGGCATCGATGCTGCGCTGAGTTTTTGGCTCGAAGACGTCGATCTGGAGCACGCCGGGGCGACGATGAGGGTCGTTGCTACCGATGAAAACGCGCTGTGTCTGGTTTGGCGTCCATGTCGCCCGCAAGTACCGGTCTGAAACCTGTGGCTTGAACTCTGGGCCGTCCGTCCATTTTACTGGATAGCGCGTAGCCATCGGCAGCGATGCGACACGCGCCTTGATGGCTTCGAATATGCGGGTTTCGATTGAAGGGACCATGCTCACAATCCAAACGCTGCTTTAACCTTGGCGGCTTCCTCGCGGACGATCTCAGGCCAGCGCTGCGCGGCCAGTGTCACCCAAGGTTTCGGTACGCCGCCATTCCCGCCCATATGAACGATAGCCCCATACTTCGCCGTGTAGCCCAGGTAGAGCGTTCCGCCCCCGTCCCAGCCGTTTATGACCAGCACTATGGGGCCCATGGCGTCGGCATTGACGACAGCACCGGGGTTATCCCGAATGAGTTGCGGCATTGTCGCGGTCGAGGCCACGAAGGACGCCCGAAGAAAGCCGGTGCGCTGATATCCGGAGGGCGAGAGCGGAGCCTGATAGACCAACCGGTCGAGTTCGGCGTCGATCTCCTTGGCGAGACGTTGCGCGCTGTTCTTGAGCACCGCATCGATGGCCTCGGGCACTTTCTCTGCCCAAGCTCCGATGGTCGCTGCGAAGTTACCCACCAGTGCGCTCCCGATACCGGCGAAGCGCCTGCGAAGTGAAGTCGATCGAAACATCGGCGGCGGGGCATTTGCAGCCCACGAGATGCCGCGCTGGCAGGCTCGGATCATGCGGCCCGCTACATTGCGTTCCGTCCGGAAGCACAAACGGCCGATCGAAAGGAACCGTCACACCCACCATGGCGAGATGGTCTTGGCGCTTCTCTCGAGAGATCGATCGGCCCCAGGTTTTGGTGATGTCGCCGGCTTCGAGCTTTCCGGCATCGATCTGCTGCTGAAAGGCGTCGGTCTTTGCCTTGGCTAGGGCGATGTTGGTTTCGGTCGCTGCCAGAGCTTTGGCACGCTCCAATAGCGCTCTGTTCGAGTATGCCTTGACGATCCGGTCAACGGCGTCAGCCGGGACGCTGCCGCCTTCGGCAAGGGCGCGCTTTACGTGCCCATCAAACTGCTTGTTGCCCCACTTGTACGCGAGATAGGCCCTCATGACTTCTGGGTCACCAGAGCGAAGGCCGAGATAGAGGCGGTTCAGCCGCTCGACCACGGAAGGCGTGTTACCCAAAACGCCGCCCTCTCTCAGGCGCGTTCTCGTGTTCACTTGGCCAACCAGCCTCCGGGCTGTCTGATGCGGGTTCTGGCCTCGTGCAAGGCCGTCCGCGAGCGTCTGGCGGGTTGTGTCCAGAAACTCACCGACAAGCCCATCCACAAGGCCCGCCGCATGCTGGCGCAGATTGTTCTCGCCGGGCGTGTTTCGCACTCCCCAGCCGAAAGATACCTTGTTGCCCGATGGATTGCGCAGCGCAGGCATGGAGCCAACCACGGCTTGGCCGCCTTGGTTGTAAGCCTGGACAATCGCGCTCTCGAACCGTGCGAACCTGTCAGCGTCAATATCGAGCAGCCGCATTGCCGCTTCGAGATTGCCGCGCTCCAGTTCTGCGACCAAATCCTTCAGCACGACGGCCGAGGTGATGGATCTGATGGCGTCCAACCATTCGCGGGCAAGAGTGGCTTCCCACTCGATTGCGAGGTTGGCCAGAACTTCGCGGCTGGAAAGGCGCTTGAGCATCTATGCCTTGCTCCAGAGCTTCCATGCGGAGGTAACGCCCGCGCCGGGTATGGGCGTGATATTGTCGATTGCTCGATCTGCCCCGTCGATCACGATCAGATCGCCGTTCATGGGCTCAAATGCTTGCTCAACGGGAGGGACGGCCACGCCATCCACCATCGTCAGCGTTGCCATGGTCCCGGCCACGATGTGGTCGCCGGTCTCGATGATCAGGATGCCGCCCTCATAACGCTGATGCAGGCGGCGAACAGCGGCCCGGATGGTCCAGACCTTCTCGTGTTCGTGCCTTCCGCCCCATTGGTTGTTCGGGTCGATAAGGCCGCCAAGCTCTATGCGCTTGATTTGGACCGTGCCCTGACCAAAACCGCCCTGCGTATCTGGCAAGAGCAGTTCATTGGCCATGTCGGCCATCTCGTCATAAACGCCCACCAGCCCCTCCGTATATGGAATAAACCAGCCCGAAAGGACCAGCCCATGCACAACTTCCGCATCATCGAGATTACCGGCGACGAGGTTCGCGTCTCGTATGACAAGCAAACCGGCGTGAACCCGGTATCAAACATCAACCTAAACAATCGGGATGAGACAATTGAGCGGTGCACTCAGGCGATCAGCGCGCAAATGCCTCTGTCCTCTGAGCTGATAAGACGGGCGCTTGAGGCTCACCTACCTGAGACTGAATAGGCGGCAGCATCACACCACCAGGATCGCCGGGCCGCCGAATGCTGCGCAAAGCAGTGGCGCGACCATGCCGTCGATTTCCGTGTCGATAACAGCCCCTGCCCCACCAGCCTCAACGGCGCCGCCGTCGTGGAACTCGCGCTCGATCACGTCAACCTTCTGCCGCTTGATCCGCTGGTTTGGATTGACCGCGAGCGAAAGTGAGCCGTGCGAGGAGGCTTCTAGCCAAGCCTCACGATTTGAGGCGCGGCATCCATACAGCCGGAATAGAGTCGTCAGCGATTGTGCTGCCGTTGATGCTGTGGCCGGTACGCGGCCATGCCAATTCTTGCGCAATACCCCATGTCGGCGCCGAGCAAGTCAAGCAAGGGCCATAGACAGCATCAACACAGCTTGATCCACGGACACGCAGAACGACCAACGCAGTCGATCCGCTCGACAGCGCGCTACCGTTCGCGTCCAGCCACCCCTGAAAACCGGCGGCGTCGCCATAGCCAACCATTGAACCCCTACACTTTCAGGACGAAACAACACCATTGAATTTCTTAAATCCACATGAGCAAATAGCGGACTTGCAATGCAATGAAAGGCGCTAACCATGAATAAAACGGTCGCCGTATTAGTAGCGATATGCTCGTTAATTGCGAATTCTGCCAACGCTGTGGAATGCAGCATGAGGCCACGTTGGGAACACCAGGCAACACGGACACCAATCTACTATCAGGGGCAGGAGTTGGAGCCCTCCGTATTCTACGTGGCCAAGGCAGCGGTAAACACCGATGGATCTCCCAAATCCTATCACCCCATGGATCCCCGGGGGAAGTCGATGGCGCTCAACAACATCGTAAATGCGTCAAGAACGCCCTACAACAGAACGACTGGGAAGTACCTCGCATGCGGCGTAAATGAGTGCTTTTCGAAATGGATCGCCGCCTTTGAAGCCGCTCGTGATGCACAATACAAACCCACGGCCCCTTGGATTTATCGAACCGGATCTATGATTCCATGGGCAGACAACAAAGCGCTTGGCTATGCTCAGCCCTGCCTGCAAACCGGCAATTACGAGGGATATTTTGTAACGCAGACCGCCTACAGTTGGTATCGAGGGGCCGCTTGCGATCAGGCACGATACATTGACGGGCTGGTATATAACGGTAACGTACTGCCACTTGAGACGGCCTGGGGCCCCCCAAAGCTGGCCACCGACGGGTTCGACCTTGTTGTGATGGTTCCTCCAAACGGCGAGCCGGTGTTTGGCTTCAACTACGATCGCGGTCCCGCGAGCAAAATCGGCGAAATCTCGGTGGCAGCGGCGGCGGAGCTTGTTGGAAACCCCAACAGGTCGTTCACGACCTACGACGAGGTCAAAACTCTCGCGCTGCCTGAGATTAGCTATCTCATTTTCCCCTTGGTCGACATGAAGCGGCGTCTCGGTCCGAACTTCACGCAGCAGCAGGTAAATGCCGAAGGGCAGACGGTGTTTGCTCAGTGGGGCGGATTGGAACGCCTTCGCGCATGCCTTGATCAGGAGAGAAAGGCGGCAATGGCCAGGTAGTAGTAGACGGGCGCTCGGGTGTTCGAACGCCCGAGCGGCCCGACTTTCCGGCAACCAGCTACTTGGGGGCCTTTATCGTTACCGTCACGCCATCGCGGGCGAAGGCATTGATCTGGGCCTCGGTCATCTCGGCAGCATTGAGAGCATCGTATTCTTTGCCAGCTGCCACAATGTGGTGGCCGCCATAGACCTTGAACGCCTTGTCTAGCGGCGGCGTGTTCTTCACGTGACACCGGGCCATGACTAGTACCTCAGGGCACAGACGGAGCCGCCACCTCGGGCCTTGACCAAAATGCAACGTAAAGTGTCTTCGACGGCTGCGAACTGCGGCCGCATATCAGCAAGGCTAAAGCTCACGCCATCATTCGGACCGAAGCGTTCGCGCTCCATCACGTCCATCTTCTCCCGCTTCATGACATTGCCGGGGGTGAATGATGGAGAGGTCGCGCCCGGTGTCACCAGCTCAACCAGAGCAAGGGCGTAGGCGGCGTTTTCGACTTCGACGGGCACAATATCGGCAGGGATGGTTTCGCCGGTGCATAGGTCCTCAGCGCTTGTCCTTGGCCACTCGCGTTCCTGAGCCCTGCCCCCGGCTTTCGTACCGGGAAAATTGGCACCGTGAATGCCATCCAGGGAGCGAGAGGCGCGGATCAGCGCATTGGTGCGATCGCCTTCGTTGGCGGCGCCCCACTTCGCCCCGTTCGCCAACGTGGCGATATAGACGTCAGCAGCGGCCAATGTGCCGTAGTGCTCAGGCATGATCAGGCCTTGCTAGCCCGGTCATCGACCGCGGCCTGGATAATGGACTTCGCGCGCTGGGCCGGCGTTTCACCGTTCAGTTCGGTGATGGGCTCGCCCGAGAGTTCGCCGGCCAGCTTGACCAGCTCATCATCGGTCATTGCCTCCCATGCTTCGGGGATCGGCACCGGAGCGCCGTCAGGCGTAACCATTGCGGCTTCTGCCTCTGCCTCAGTGGCAAACGGCCCCTTGAGGTTCACCTTGCCCTGCTTGACGTAGAACTTGCCGCCGGGCCCTTTCCCGACTTTGAGGCCATCTGCGTCTAGGGGTGTAGCCGCAGCAGGCACAATCCCCTCGCCTTTCAAGGCCCAACCGAGGCCCTTCCAGTCTTCAACCCATTCTGGACGGACAAGCGCGACCTCACTTTCGCCGCGGATCATTTCAACAATATCGGACATTGCGGGTTCCTTTCACTGAGCTTTGTGAGAGGGGCAGTCACCCGCCCCTCCTGCAAAGGTCAGCCGAGAAGCAGACCGATGTGTTCCGGCTTGATGGCGCGCGTGCCCCAGGCAAGACGGACGTGGTAGACGGTCTGCAAGAACTGGCGGTACACGGCGACCTCGAAAGCGAGGCCGGTGCGTTCATCAACGATCGTGATGGCATCGTCTGCCGAGTCACCGCCCTTCGGCAGCGCGGGAGCGCGAGTGGCCAGGACAACGGCGGAGCGAGCAAATGCGACGTTACCGGCGTAGCTGCCGCCAACTGTGATGGCATTGTTGTCGGCGATCGATGTCAACAGACCCGGCTTATTCAACGCCAGGCTGGCATCGGTCAGTCCAGCAGAGACATATTTGTTGGCGGCATCAGCGGCAAAGCTCACCACGTCACCAGCCAGTACCGTTCCGGTACCCGTATCGACAGGAACTGCCACACCGCCGACCACACCGGCGCCGTCGACAAGATAGCCGGCCCCAGAGCCTTTCACATGCAACCGCACAGCATGAGAGTGGCGAATAGCCATGTTCATGACGCGATCGGTCATGCCGTTTCGCAGCATGTCCGCGGAGCCGGCTTCATTCACCTTGAAGAGGCCCGACTGCTTACCACGCATGTTGCCGATCGCTGCATGGCCCAGCACCAGCTGGATATCGTTAGTCGGTGCGCCGTTCTCTTCGAGAATACGCAACACGCCAGCGAAGTCCGAGAGATCATTGGCCGTGGCAAATGGCGTCGTGCCGGCCGTTCCGAAGGCGCGGGAAGCGCGACGGTAGGTTTCGAACCAGATGTCAGACTCGATCTCGTTCACCAGCGTCCGCATTGCCTGGTAGAAGCGATCGGCCTGAATGGACGAGAAGGTGCCAGCGTTTTCGAGGCCCTTGGTTTCCTCACCGTTCCAGCGCACAGGAACGTGCTTGGACTTGGTGATTGCAACCTTCACATTGTCGACGGTGGTGTCGCCGGTGTCGGGAGCGTTGACGCCGGGGGTGTTGTCAGCGGACGAAGCGGCGGTCGTGACAGGAACGATCACGTCCTCGTTCAGCGCTGCACGTTCGATGCTCGATGAGCGCGAAACGGCAGGAATGAAGCCGGTCAGTTCCCGGCTCACAACGTCCAGAGCTTCGTAAAGGTCCGGAATCAGGTCAGTCAAAGTGTTGGCCACGATTGGCCTCCTTTCAGATTATCGATGTGTTGAAAGAGGCCGTTGGCCTGAGTGGCGAATGCTCTTTGAGCGTCAGCCTGAACCGGGTCGATCAGTCGACCACGGTAACCTTGTCGGTCACGACAGCTTTACGCTGCGCGGCCGGATCGAGCTTGTTGAATTCTGTGCGCGAAATGGTCTTGGCGCCGACACGCCCGCCCAGGTTGCCCTTGGCGTCCATTGGCGGGGCTTTGCCAAGAAATTTCTGCCCCTTCGATGCACTCCAGTCTTTCACAAAGGACGAGACATCGACTTCGCCAAGGTCGGTTTCCACGAATGCCTTGCGGTTGCCGTCGTCGGCGCGGGTGACCTTGATCGAAGGCGACAGGTGATCGACCACAACGTCCTCAAAGTCAGGATCAACACCGACATCACGAAGAGATTTGCGCAGCACGTCGAGCTTGGTGGTCTTGTCGATATAGCCGTCACGCTCGGATAGCTGATCGTTGAGCGTGGCGAGGTCGGTTTCGTGCTTCTTAGTCAGGTTGGCGATGCGTTGCTCGTAGAGCTGGCGCTGCGACTGGAGGTGTTCGTCATCGGCCTTCTTCTTGGCCGGATCGTCAGGATCGCCGGCCCTGGCCTTGAGGCTGATGTATTCCTCTGCGTCGAAACCATCGGGGATTTCTGCCAGACGAGTTTCTGCATCGGTGAGCTTGGTTGAAAGCTCCTTCCGACGCGTCTGCTCCTGTTTATAGGCATTGGACAGTGCGGCGATGCGAGGATGGTTCTTCACATCCTCTTCCAGGTCGAGGACGTACTTGCCGTCACTCTCACCATAAAAGGCGTGCAGTTCGGCCGGGACATTATCCAGGCTTTCGAGGATAGCTTTGAGGCCCATTGGGCGACTCCTTAGGATTGCCGGGCACTGCCGGACATGAAAAAGCCGCCCACAACGCGACTGAGGAGCGGCCAGAACCACTAATTTACGGATTGGCTGGATGATCGCCCCCAATCTTGGGGGATCGAAGTTGAGACTAGCGACCGTTCTTACCGCCGCCTTTGCGTGCCTGGCATGGCCAGCTCTGGCGCAGCAGTTCACGTATGAGAAATGGCCAATCCAGCAATCGGAATGGCTCTACTTCGATCCGCCAGTCTCAGTAGACGGGATCTGGCGGGACGAATTCGATGAAGGCGACATGACCTTTGCGAGCGGCGTCAAAATTACCGATGCGCAGGACACCTACACCTTCGTGTGCAGAGAATGGGACGAAGCCGGAAATCGCTTAAAAGGCATCATGCGACGTTGGAGCGATGATTTCTCGCAAGAGGCCGACTATGCGGCAGCGTGGTACCTGCTAAATGAGCGGGGCTCACCCTACACCTTGTTGCAATGGGCCGAGGCGTGCGGTCGCCACGACATGACAGACTGA